GTGCTGCTCCAGTGGGATGGAAGCAGCAGCGCGACCGTGCTGGTCGGTGCGGGGCGGGCCGGCCAACTGGAGCTCTCCGCCGATCAGCCGCTGCTGCTGGGGGTGGAGATGGCTGCGGCCCTGGGCCATCTCGCCCTGGGCCTCTGCGCCAGCGAGCAGACAGAAGCCCTGCCCCTCCCGCACGATTCCGGTGCTTCCGCGGGTGCTTCCAGGGGGGCAACGGCTAGCGCCGCCCTGCTCTGTCCGGTGGGCTGCGGCACCACCAGCCGCCAGCGCGCCCTGCTTCTCAGCCTCTACGACCAACGCCCGGCCGGCGCGGGTGAGCGGCAGCTGCGGCGGCAGCAGGAGCTGCTGTTGATCGCCCGCCGCCTCGGGGAGCTGCTGGCCGATGACGACCCTGGCTCCGGCCATGGCAAGAGACAGTGATCGCCGCTTCCCCCCGCCGTGGCCCTGTTCTGGACGCAACTGGCCTCCCTGCTCGGGCCCCCAGGCCAAGCTGGACCGCAGGGACCCCAGGGCGCCGGTGTGCCGGCCGGGGGCAGTGCCGGCCAGACCCTGCGCAAGCGCAGCGCCGCGGACTTCGACAGCGAATGGGCGACTCCCCCGGCCAGCCCTGATCTCCTCTTCATTCAGGACAGTGCACCGACGGCCGAGCAGCTGGCGGGAGCCGCTCGTTACCAGTGGTGGGACACCAGCGGCGGTGCCCTCACCCTCTACATCGAGGACGGGGTGAACTGATGGCGCTGCGCAATGCCTTTGACGATCTCGCGCTGGAATCGACCCTCCAGTCGCTGCGGCTGGCGGTCGCTGCCCTCACCCGCACCATCGGCCTGATCACGCCCGATGCGGCTGGCCGCATGCGCGTGAGCCTCGACGCGGCCCCAGCGACTGTGGCCTCCACCCAATCCGGTACCTGGAACGTCACCACCCTGACGACCCTGACCACCTGCTCCACCCTCACCAACCAGAGCCAGGTGGGCGGCTACGGCGCCAACGATCAGATCCCTGCCCTGATGCACCTCTCCGCCGATTCCCTGCGGCGCAACATCACCGTGAGCTGAGGTGACTTGAGATGCCCATCAGCAACGGCAACCGCAAGATCCTCGATCTCAAGCGCTGGGAGTTCTGCACCCCAGCGCCTGCCGCTACCGCCGCCGGCCACTTCATCGTCTCCAGCCGGCACTACCGCCAGCAGCAGCTGCTGGTGCAGTCCAACACCGCCGCCTATCTCTACAACCCAGCAGAAGATGGCTGGGTGCAGGTGCCCTCCCCGGCCCTGGCGGGGACCTTCGGGGCCGGGGCGTGCGGGACGGCTGCCTCCTTCTCCACCGGCGCCACCGCCGCTGCGACCAGCCTCACCGCCAGCGGCGGTAGCACCACCAGCCTCACCACCAATCAGAACCTGCAGCGGGACCTGCGCGGCTACAGCGTGCTGATCATGAGCGGCACCAACGCTGGCCGGCTCAAGACCATCGCCGCCAACAGCCTCGGCGCCAATGCCGTGCTCACCTTCACCGAGGCGGAGGCGACGGCCTTTGATGCCACCACCCAGTACCGCCTGCTCACCCCCACCTTCTATGTGCTCGGTGCCGGCACCCTCGCCAGTGGCTCGTTCAAGCGGTACGACTTTGCGACCAACACCTGGATCACCCTTTCCAACACCGGCCTGCCGGCCACGATCGGCACCGATGGCCGCCTGCTCGCCACCCCCGCCTGGATCGACACCGGCTTTCGCTCCTTTGCCACAGGCACCGCCACCGCTAGCAGCAGCACCACCCTCACCAACACGGCCAAGAGCTGGACCACCAATCAGTGGGCTAACAACCAGCTGCGGATCACCGCCGGCACCGGCGCCGGCCAGATCCGCACCGTGGCCAGCAACACGGCCACCACCATCACGGTGAGCAGCGCCTGGAGCACGGCTCCCGATGCCACCAGCCAGTACAGCCTGGAGGGCAACGACGATTACCTGTATTTCATCGGCAACAACGCCATCACGCTGTATCGCTACAGCATCAGTGCCAACAGCTGGTCGACCCTTACGCCCACGACCGCCCGCGCCGCCGCACCCGGGGCGGGACTTTCGGGCCACTGGATCCACTCGGTGAGTGCCAGCGACTGGAGCAGCGAAAACAGCATCCGCAATGGCCGCTACCTGTATTCCTTCCGTGGCGGCGGCTCCGCGGTGCTCGATCGGTATGACCTCGCCGCCAACACCTGGGAGAACGCCCTGCCCTATGCCCCGGCGACGGAGACCTTCGCGGCGGGCACCAAGCTGGCCTACAACGGCGATTTCCTCTACCTGCAGAAGGACGCCACCAGCCGCTGGTTCCGCTACGACTTCGCTCAATCCGCCGTGGATGGCTGGACCACCATGCTCTACCCGCAAGGGGCGGCAGTGGTGGGTGACACGGCCTTTGATGTGTCCTTCCGCGAGGGGAATAGCGAGATTGTTTACATCTACATGCTGCTCAACACCTCGGCGGTGAGCCTGCGGCAAATGGTGATCTGACCCCCCTTCCGGGGGGAGAGGAAGTGGGGCTTGGGAAGAGCAGCGGAGGTGCCCGATGGGCTGGGGGCCGTAGGGAGCGGCGCCATGGCAACAGGAGATGACACCACAACAGGGGGCGCAAGCCCCTTCTGCGATGGGCTCCTGGAATTCCACCGGTTCGATCCGTGGTCCTGAGGGTCCCGCCGGCCCGCAGGGCTCGCCCGGTGTGCAGGGCGTCCAGGGCCCGGCAGGTCCCCAGGGACCCCAGGGGCCCGCCGGATTGCAGGGGACGCAAGGCCCTGCTGGACCATCTGGCCCCGCGGGCCCGACCGGTCCCCAGGGTGTGCAGGGTCCGGCGGGCATCGGCATCAATTTCAAGGGCCAGGTCGCGACCCTCGCGGCCCTGCCCACTGGTGCCGCCCAGGGCGATGCCTACCTGGTGCAGGCCGACGACTCGCTGCGGGTGTGGGACAGCGGCACCAACAGCTGGGTGAATGGCGGCTCGATCCAGGGTCCCCAGGGCCCCGCTGGTGTGGCCGGTCCCGCTGGCGCCGCTGGACCGCAGGGGCCTGCTGGCCCGCAGGGACCCCAAGGCATCCAGGGGGCCGCCGGCGCCGATGGCCTGATTGGCCCGCGCGGCACGGGCTGGTTCACAGGCACCGGTGCACCACCAGCGGTGATCGCCGGGGCGGTGGATGGCGATCTCTACCTCGATCTGGCCACCGGCACCGTCTATGTGCTCGGGCCGATCCGGGTGGCGGACCTGCCCGCCATCGGCAGCGCCTTCCAGGGCGGCTTCTATGCCGGCCTGATTAGCCATACCGCCAATGGTGTGGCTACCCATGCACTGATCATTTCGCCCAAGACCGCCGGCTCGCTGCTGAACGTGGCCTGGAAGAGCGCCAATACGTCCACGACGGGAACCACGAGCGTGTTCGACGGCTGGGCGAACAGCGAGGCGATGAACAATGCCAGCCATCCGGCCGCCCAGTTCTGCCGCTCGCTCACCATCAACGGCTACGACGATTGGTATCTACCGGCCACCCAGGAGTGGGACATCCTCTGGCGTGCCTTCAAGCCGGAGGCGACCGCTGCTGGCACCTATTCCGGCGCGGGCTACGGCGCCAACCCTTATGCGGTGCCGGCGGGCGGCAACTACAGCGACAGCAATCCGGCCCTCACCTCCGTTCTCGCCTTCCGCGCCGCCGGAGCGGAGACGCTGCGGCACTTCGATGAGAACTACGGCGACGATCCCTTCTTCCACTGGACCTCGACCCAGGCCGCCAGTGGCACGGCCTATCTGCGCACGACCTACATGGGCATCCAGCTGGCTGAGAGCAAGACGATCGCCACCGCCACCCAGGTGCGGGCGATCCGCCGCATTCAGGTGCTGCCCTGATGAGCCCTCACGCAGGAGGGTCTGAGCTGATGGGAACCGGCTGATGGCCAACTGGCTGCCGCGCACCCAGGTCCCCGGTCAGCGGGTAAGCGTGAGTGCCACCACCACGCCCCTGCTGCCGGGAGCCAGTGCCCTGCTGGATCTGCCGGGCCTGGGCCGGCTGGGTCATTTCCTGGCCGTCAGCACCGATGCGCCGGCCTGGGTGAGCTTCTACAGCTCCGCTGTTGGCCGCGAGGCCGATGGCAGCCGCCCCATCACCCAGGACCCAGCCGCCGGGAGCGGAGTGCTCCTGGATCTGGTCACCACGGCTTCTGCTCTCACGGTCACTGCGCCGCCGGGCGGCACCTACTTCTCAAGTGAAACCGCTGCGGCGGCGCCGCTGCTGCGGGCGGTGGTGCGCAACACCGGCACCGCCCAGGCCGCCATCGCCCTCACCGTCTCCGCCGTCGTGCTGGCGCCATGAGCCGCACCTTGATCGACATCAGCCGCCTTGGCACCGCCACCACCTGGCCCTCCGTAGCCACCGAGGTGAATGGCTATCTGCAGAACTGGATCGCGGCGGCCAATACCCAGGTGAGCCAGCACCAGCTGCGCATCACCACCGCCCCCAACCCCTCGGCTACCGCCACGGACCCCTGCGGGTGGCGCCTGGAAGCGGCCCTCTCGCAGCTCACACCAGGCGGCAATCCGGCACTGCTGATCCTCGAGGTGTTCCTCACCGGCACCACACTGCAGATCAGGCCCGGCATCGGCAACAGCGAGCCGTTTGTGGGGGCCGACTCTCAGCAGGGCTGGGTGTATCCGACCGCTGATGTCGGCACCAGCAGCGGGGCCTGGAGCACTACACCGTTGCCGCTGGCAGCGCAGGTGGGCTGGTCGCTGGCACCAGGGGCCGAATACTTCGTGTTTGCCTATAGCCAGCACCGGTTCACCAACCGCCAGGCGGTGCCGCTGCTGATCGCCCGCGATCAGGTGTCTGGCCACTGGATCCTGGCGGCCTCACCCCCCTCCACCACCTTTGATGCGCTGCGGGCGGTGAGCTGGAACGCCCGCTCCGGCCAGCCCTCAGGCTCCCGGACCCTGCTGCGCGAAAACTCCTCCACCCCGATCCAGATCCGCCAGCCGGCCGAGCTGGTGCTCGCCACCACCGACTGGAGCTACTACGAGAGCGCCAACGAACCGGCCCAGTTCTGGGAGCCGCTGCTGCTGCCGACGGACTTCGCGGCGCTGAATCTGAGCAGCGGGGCGATGAGCTACTTCAAGCCGCCCGATGGCAGCGAATGGTTGGCGATCGGCGGTCATGGCCTCCTGCTTCGCACCAAAGACCCCACCCCAACTGCGGGGCCGACGCCATGACCTATCAGGTGTTCTGCCAGTCCTTCGCGCCGGGCAGCTGGAAGTGGACCGGAAAGGAGCCCGCTGGGGTGGGCCTGCAGCTCGATGCCGCCTTCCGGGCCTTTGCCGCCCTGGTGAATGCCCTGCCCGGCAATGCCACCACCCCCCTCTCGGTGGTGCGTTCCCATGCCGATGCCACCGCCAACCGCTGGGGCTACACCTGGCAGCTGGGGCACCCCGTCGA